TTCAAAGAAGTTTACAAATTAATTTATAAATTAGAGAAACAAGATGGCAAGCACGTATCTGACACTCGTAAATAATGTGTTAAGAGATGTTAATGAAGTTGAATTAACTAGTTCTAATTTTGGTAATTCAAGGGGTATACAAACATCCGTAAAAGATTTTGTAAATAGATCTATATCTGATATAATTAATTCAGAACTTAACTGGCCCTTTACAAGAGCAGAAGGTTCACTAGATCTTGTATCAGGAAAACAACTATATGCATTTACAACTGTAGCATCAACTTTAAAGTATCTTGATTATGATACTGTGTTTTTACAACCAAAAGATTACATTACAAATGGTGATTATGAAGTTTCTGGGTCAGCATCTATAACTGGTTGGACAACTGTGTCAGGAACTCCTGCTGCAAGTTCTAAATTTGGTAACACGTTAAAATTAACAAGTGCATCAGTTACACAAGAAATATCAGATTTAATTGTAGGTAAAACGTATGAAGTTATAGTTAAACTTACAGGAGCAACTATAACAGCAACTATTGGAACATCATCTGGGGGTTCACAAACTAAATCGCAAACTATAACTATAAGTAATGCGAATGAATCATCATATACCAGTTTTACTTTTGATGCTACAGCAGTAACACATTTTGTTACATTAGCAGAAGGTTCAGGATCTAATGCATTTATAGGGTTTATAAGTCTTACAGAAAACGATGTAAATCCAAAAAGGTTGCGATACTTAACTTATGAAGAATGGAACGATAATTTTAGAGAAACAGATTCTGCATCGTCTACAGATAAGTTAGGTGAGCCTGAGTATGTATACACTACATACAATGATGAGATAGGATTTAGTCCAATACCAGATAGTGACAACTTATCTATAAAGTTTGATTACTATACCACACATACAGATTTATCTAGTGCTACAGATACCTCTATCATACCTGCTAGATTTGAACCAGTAATAATTGCACGTGCAAGATATTATGCTTTTATGTTGCGTTCTGATTTACAAAACGCACAGTTTGCAAACAAAGAATACCAAGATGGTGTTAAGAGAATGAGAGTTGAACTCATTAACAGAAAAAATTATGTGAGGGCTGTGTAGATGCCTGACCTGTCTCAAACACAACCATTTGCATTTACTTGTGAGGGAGGTCTTGTTAAAAGTAGATCTACGTTTATAATGCAGCCCGGACAAGCACTAGAATTGTTAAATTTTGAACCTGATATAAAGGGTGGGTATAGAAGAATAAATGGATTTAGAAGACAAATAAATCACATTGTACCACAAACATCAGCTAGCACTGAAAAAGTTTTAATGGTAGCTTTTTTTAATAATAACATATTAGCTGCACGTGGAGAAAAAATATTTAGTTCAGCATCAACTGAATTATCTTTAAAAATTTTGCAAGCAACTGGAATGACAGGATCTGGAACTATAACAGTTGACAGCACATCAGGGTTTAGTTCTAGTGGTACATTACAAATTAATTCTGAAATATTTACATACACAGGCAAAACAAGCACAACTTTTACAGGAGTAACACGAGCAACAAGTTCAACATCTGCTGCGGCACATGCTGTAGACGATGCAGTATCTGAAAGTTGGACAGAAAGAGATACAGGCAGAACAAATGCAAGTAAATATACTTTTGAACGATTTAATTTTGATGGCAACGATAAAATAATTGTAACGGATGGCACAAATGACCCAACGGTATTTAATACTTCTTTAGCAGCCACAGATGTTACGGAATCAAGTGTTGAAGGTGCAAAGTTTGTAACGGCATTTAAAAGTCATATGTTTTACGCTGGTATGTCTAGCACACCACAGGAGTTAGTATTTAGTCAACCTTTTGATGAAGATGCATTTAATAGTGGCAGTGGTGCAGGAAGTATAAAAGTTGATGATACTATTGTAGGACTAAAAGCTTTCCGTGGCGATTTATTCGTATTTTGTGAAAACAGAATATTTAAACTATCAGGAACTTCGTCAAGTGATTTTGCGATAACACCTGTAACAAGAAACATTGGTTGTGTAAACGGAGACACAATACAGGAATTTGCAGGTGACTTAATATTCTTAGGACCTGATGGATTACGTACAGTTGCAGGTACAGCAAGAATTGGTGACGTTGAACTTGGAACTATTAGTGCAAATGTACAATCTATCTTTGACGATAATCTCGTTGATTCTGCTTTGTTTGAGTCTATTGTTATACCTGATAAGACACAATACAGAATATTCTTTTCTAAAACAGGAACATCTGAAGATAGCACGAAAGGTGTTATTTGTGTGATGAAAGGTCAAAATTTTGAGTTTTCTGAATTAAGAGGAATAAAACCTTCAGCAACTGATACATTTGTTGAGGAAGGTAATGTTTTAGTTTTACACGGAGGGTTTGATGGTTACGTGTATAGACAAGAAAAAGGTAATGATTTTGATGGAACAAAAGTATCAGGTAGATATAGGAGTCCTGATTTAACATTTGGAGATCCGGGCATACGAAAACATATGCAACGTGTCATATTAAATTATGAACCAGAGTCAGCTATTAACGCTGATATGTTTGTACGATATGATTATGAAGATAAAAATTCAGCAAGACCTGCTGCATATCCACTTGATTCTACAGATGTGGTTGCAATATATGGAACATCAGTATATGGCACACCAACTTACGGTGGTACATCACAGCCACTTGTAAGACAACCAGTAGAAGGTTCAGGATTTGCAGTAGCATTAAGAGTAAACGACAACGCAACAACAGCACCATATTCACTGAAAGGATTTGGTCTAGAATATCAAGTAGGGGCAAGAAGATAAATGGGAGCAACGTATACACGACAGTCATCTTATACTGACGGTGACGTAATCACAGCAGCACATACCAATGATGAGTTTGACCAACTATTAGCAGCTTTTCAAGCAAGCAGTGGACACACACATGATGGTACTGCAAACGAAGGTGGACCTATAACTAAGTTATTAGGTAACACATTAACTTTTGGTGCAGGAACTGCAGGAACAGATATAACAATAACATTCGATGGTGAAACATCAGATGGTGTTCTTAAATGGATGGAAGATGAAGATTACTTTGAGTTTTCTGATGATATACTCGTAGCATCTACAGAAAAACTACAGTTTCGTGATACAGCAATCTATATTAATTCATCAACTGATGGACAATTAGATTTAGTTGCAGATACAGAAATACAACTTGCAGCCACAACTGTTGATATAAATGGTAATGTTGATATATCAGGAACACTTACAATAGGTAGTGCAGGTATATCTGAAGCAGAACTAGAAATACTTGATGGTGCTAATGTTACAACTACTGAACTAAACATATTAGACGGTGATACTTCTGCTA